ACCATCTATGAGCGTTTGACTTGCGACTGCATCGGCCATGACTTATTCCTTAAATTAAAAGCGGGGGCCGAAGCCCCCACTCGTTTTCAACAAGCGCCACCGCCACGCTTTTTGAGTGGTGGTGCAACCGTTACAGACTCTTTCGTCTTGGTCACACTCTCACCCTTGGGCATGAAGTAGTCCTTCGCTTTGCCAGCCAATTCCTTGACCATGCTCAGTGGATTCAAAGCGTCCTCAAGTTCCCTGCTATGCTTTTTTGAAGCGTCGTAGGCACCTTTGGACATATCAGCAACTTGATTGCCATATGCTTTGTCAATAGCATAAGAATTTGCAATGTCTTTGCTGGACGGCTTTCCACCTTCAGCCATCTTCTGGTACTTGCTGTACTTCAAATTGGAGTCAGCCTTGGCCTGTTTCATGGCCGTAGCGTTTTCCGCCTTAAAGTTTGCTTGCAAGCGGCCTTGGGCAGGAGTTACCTTGCCACCGCTTTTGTAAGTACCAGTCAGACGGTTGATGCTGATCGGAGGCGAAGGCTTTTTGGCACCTTGGGGCATCGCGACGGGTTTGCCTGAATCAACAGTTCCCCCCGTCGCGTAGGCTTTTTTTGAGGCTTTTCCCCCCATTTTGTAGCCGCCGCCATTACCGAGAGCAACGCCGCCAGTCTTGTAGCCGCCGCCGTTACCGTTCTTCACGCCGCCTGTTACGCCACTGGACTTGCCAGTGTACTCAGCAGTGTGCATCTCAGTATTGCGATAAGGGCC